ACCTTTATGCAACAAAATTCGTGATCTTGTAACCATGCATGTTGATACAGTGCAAGACTTTAAGTTTCGTGGGCAATGGGTAAAGGTTAATCCAGCAGAGTGGGAAGAACGCACAAAAAGTTCTGTCCGTGTTGGAACTGGAACTGGTGACACTAGAGCTAAACTTGCAGCCATACAACAGGTTCAGATGTTGCAAGAAAAAGTCATGGCAATGCCAGGGCAAGTATTAACTAATCCTAACAAGATATACGCAACTATAGATGACTTTTGTAAGTTCTCAGGATTAGATTCAGCTAACAAGTATTTTGTTGATCCATCAAGCCAAGAAGGGCAACAAGCAGCGCAACAAGCACAACAAACACAACAGCAGCAACAGCAGGAAGCACAACAGGCACAACTTGAACAGATGCGTATGCAAGCTGAATTGGCTAAATCAGCAACAACTACAGCAGAAGCGCAAATGCAGAATGTGGCTATCAAAGGTCAGGTTGAGTTAGGTAAGCATCAACGTGAAATGGAGAAGCAATCCTTCCAGATTCAGTTGGAAAAGTTAAAGGCTGAATTAGACAAAGCTAAGGCTGTACAGATAGCTGAAAAAGATTTAGAGGATATAAAGTTCAAGTATGACCAATTATACGCTCAAACAGCGCTTAAATTAACAGAGTTGGAAGCATCATCAAATACATCTCAAGATGTTAATTATGAGCAGAACAGGAACAATATGTATGACGGTTGAAGATGAAATAGAGTTAGGGAATAAGGCAAGTAGAGCTTACTCAACTTATTTAGCTGATTATATTATTAATAAAAATGCAGATTTATACAGGCAGTTTTTGTTTACAGATGATGTAGAAAGTTTAAAATTGATAAAGGCTCAACAAAAGGCATTACAAATTATTGAGAATGATATAACTTCAGATATAGAAACTGGGCGGCTAGCTCAACTACAAAAAGGAAATTAAAAATGTCAGACCAAAATACTACTTCAACGGCAGAGCTATCAAGCGAAGCTGGAAGCGTAAATATGGTGGATCAAATTGCTAACCTGTTATCAGGTGAACCAGAAAAAGAATCTGTTAAGAAGCCAGTAATTGAAGAATCAGAGGAGGATGATACCCAACCAGACGATTCTATCCAAGAGATGGAAGATGCAGATAATGAGGAAACAGATGACGTTGAAGAAACTGATTCTGACGAAGATGTCACTTGGGCTAATACACTTGGCATTGACGAAAAAAATGTAGTCCTTGACGAAGAAGGTAACTTAGCTGGAATCAATGTAAAGGTTGATGGAAAGGTAAGTACAGTTGGAGTTAAAGACTTAATTGCTGGATACCAAAGCAATAAGAGCAATACTAATAAATCAAAACAACTTGCTGATGATAGGCGAGATTTTGACAATATTAAGAGCGCTGTTGCTAATGAGTATGTAAGCAAGATAGAAACAGTTAATAAACTGACACAGCATCTTAAAGATACCTTAATGGGGAGTTATAAGGATGTTGATTGGAATAGACTTAGAGTTGATAATCCTGGCGAATACGCTGCGATGGTTCAAGATTTCAATTTACGCAATAGTGAAATAGAACAAATTTCAAGTGCAGTAAATAATGAAATGCAGGGCATTGGTCAACAAATGACCGCAGAGCAACAGGCTATTCAACAAGAGTATATTAAAAGTCAGGCTGATAAGGTCTTAGAGAAAAATCCTTCATGGGCAAAACCTGAAGTATTCAAAAAGGCTTTAGTAGAGATGACTGATTTTGTAGCAGATACTTATGGTTTTACACAACAAGAATTTGGTGGCATACAAGATGCTAGACTATTAGAAGTGGTAAAAGATGCCATGAAATATAGATCAAGCATAAAGAATGTTAAGACTAAACTTGATGTGAACTTACCAAAGTATCAAAAGAGTACAGGCAAGACAACCAAAGCAGTTACTAAACTTGATAAGCTAACAAAGATTGCAAAATCTTCTAATGGTTATCAAAAACGTAACGCTGAAACTGATGCCGTAGCAGAGTTGCTCGGTGGATTATATAATTAATTTTTTAAAAGGGTATCGAAATGACTACAGCTAACTTAGATGCAGCAACACTTAAAGGTGTTGTTCGTGGCGGTTTAATCCGTGAAGATGTAATGAATCAAATTTGGGATATTTCTAAAATCCCATTACCATTTACTGATGCGATTGGCACTGAAACTTCAGGCAATCCATACAAAGAATGGACTACTGATGCACTTGCTGCACCAAACTTAACCAATGCTGTTATTGACGGCTCAGATGCTTCAGGTAACAACACTGTTACTGGCTTAAGAGTTGGTAATCATCACCAAATCTCTACTAAAGTTGTTCGCACATCTTTCAGAGCAGATTCTTCTGATGTTATTGGTCGTACTAAAGAGTTGAGCTACCAAATGATGCGTAGACAACAAGAGTTGCGTCGTGACGTTGAAGCTATTGCTTTAACTAACCAAGCATCTTTTGCTGATACTGGCTCTGCTGCTGGTAACGCTGGTGGTTTGCCATCTTGGTTGACTACTAACTTCTCTGCTGGTGCAACTGGCGCAATCGGTGGCTTCCAATCTTCAGGCGTAACTCTAAAGCGTACTTATGGTACTGCTAGAGCTTTGACTGAAACTCTTGTGCGTGATGCAGTTCAATCTGTTTACTCACAAGGCGGTGATCCAACTATCATGATGTCAGTTCCTGGCGTTATTCGTAGATTCAGCGAGTATTTATTTACTTCATCTGCTCGTGTTGCGACATTGATGTCAGATCAAGGTAAATCTGCTTCTGCTGCAACTGCGATGGGTGCTGTAAACGTATTTGTAACTGACTTTGGTACTTTGAAATTAGTTCCAAACCGTTTACAAATTCCTTACACTGGTACTGCTGGTTCTACAACTGGTGTTTATGCTTCTTCTGGCGTATCTGCTGACGTGTTTATACTTGATCCTTCATACTTGGCTATGTCTTACTTAAAAGGCTATAGAACTGAAGAATTAGCTAAAACTGGTCTTGCAGAAAACCGTCAAATGTCTGTTGATTGGACATTGATCTGTAACACTGAGAAGTCACACGCAATCATTGGTGATATCACTATTGCATCTGCTGTAACTGCTTAATATTGATAGCCCACTGTAACAGGTGGGCTTTCTTTTATCTGAGGAATAAACATGGCTACAACAAAAGAAGCAGTAAAAGAAGTAAAACCAAAAACAGTCAAAGTTAAAAACATTTGGACTGATCCTATTAGTTTTGAAAGTGGTGTTATTGCACCAAACGCTGAAGGCGAAGTATCTTTAGCTGAAGCAGAAGCATTATCAGATTACGTTCAAAAGGTATAAATAAATGGATAGTGTAATTAAAAGTGACATGCACTACGATGCTCAAAGCAATACAGTTACTCATGTTACAACACAACCTACTGAAAAGATTATCCTTGAACGCAATGCTGAGTTAAGAAAGAATCAAGGTGCTTTACATGATTTAGGTAAACAAAGTGGCGAATCTTTTGGTCGTATGGTAGCATCTATACCATTCATTATGTTTGAGAAAGCATTAAGAGATGGATACGATCTTAACAGTCCAGACAGCCAAATTGCAGGTCAAGAGATGAACAGATTTTTAAAGTCAACAGAAGGGAAGATGTGCTTAGTTCAAGGTAGTCACTAATGGAAAAGTTCTTAGAGTTACCTAGTAGTGTATTTGTTGGTAAGAAAAATCCAGACGGTGGTCGGTTATCTTTAAAAACAGGAGCTAAACCATTAGTAGTAACTCCATTATTAATAGGCATGACACTTGCACAAGCAACCAATGCTTTATTATCAGCAAGTTTAAAATTAGGAACGGTAACACTAACAGCTGGTCTGGTTACAGCTCAAAGTGTAGCTGCTTACACAAAAGTAGCAGTTGGTACTGTCATTAATATAACTTTAACTTCATAAAAAAGGTAAGGAATCGTGACAGACCTTAATTGTAGAGTGGCAAAAGTAGAACAAAAGATTGAAGGACTTACCCAAGAACTACACAAAGAGCTGGAAGATTCCAGAAGAAGATCAGATAGAATATTTTTAGCATTAGATGAACTTAAAAAAGACGCTGCAAACAATAAAGGTTTTTTTGGTGGTGTTGTATTTGCTGTCGGTGCTATCTTTGCTGTTATAGCTTATATATTTGGTAAAGGTTAATGAGTGCATTAGAGATATTAATCAAGCTCATTAAAGATAGTGAAGGTTGCAAATTAAAAGCATATAAATGTCCTGCTGGGGTGTGGACAATCGGTTGGGGATATACTGGTAGCGATATAAAGAAAGGTCTTGTCTGGACGCAGGAAAAAGCCGATGAATGTTTGCTGGTAACAGCTATGGGTGTTCTTAACCAAGCAATAAAAGCTTCACCTATACTAGAAACCGCTAACATGGAAAAACAAGCGGCAATTGCTGATTTTATTTATAAT